CAAGAAGGAAGGGATTAACTTTAAGCAATGTGCATGGGTTCATGACGAATGGCAAACAGAAGTTGACGAACACCAAGCTCACAGACTAGGAGAGATACAGGTCCAGTCTATTGTTGATGCTGGTAAGTTCTTCAAGCTAAACTGTCCTATGGATGGTGAGGCAAAAATAGGTAAGAACTGGTTAGAAACCCATTGACATGGTTCTCTACTCAGTGTATTATAATCAAACAGACCAACGCCAGAAAGGAAATTACATGGCAGATAAGAAAATCGTACTCAAAGATGTTGAAGTTAGCTGGGCTAAATTGCAGGAGCCAGCCAACAAGTATATGTCAGAAGAGATGGAGTACACAGTCGCAATCAAGATGAACGATCAGCTTGAACGTCTTATGACTGACTTCAAACTCAACAAGAAAGTAAAGGAAGGTAAGGACAGCACATTCGATGGTGCTAGGTTCATTCAGATCGGTCTTGACGAGAAGACACGGGGTGGTTGGACACGTTACGGTGAGGTCTACGACAGCAACGGTAACCCTACTGAGGACTTGATCGGTAATGGTTCAAAGGTAAACATGTTTGTGTCTATCGGTAACAGCCAGTACGGTAACATCATTAAGCTGGGTCATCTCTCAGACATGCAACAAGAAACCAAGGAGATGTTCTTTGATTTCTGTCAGGTCATGGAGCTAGTGGACTACGATGCACCATCAGCAGTCATCAAGTCTAACGTCCAGACTAACGCAGCTGTAGAGGCTGCACCATCAGAAGAGATGGAAATTGCATTCGAGTAAGGAGATAACATGACAGACCAACCTAAAGGTATTGATACCCTAATCGAAGATGTCTATGCTGTGTTGACCGAGGGTTACACATCAACAGAAGAAAGCGAGAAGGTTATTGATACCTTTGGGGACAGTCTCAAAGACTTACTCCGTTCTCGTTTGAAACCCCGTACAGAAAAGGGACCAACACTACGTCTATCAGCAATCGGTAAACCTTCTCGTCAACTATGGTATGACAGTAAGGGGCACAGCCGTGAGGTTATGACTGGTGACAAGCTACTCAAGTTTCTGTACGGGGACATCATCGAAGAGATACTTCTTACGTTAGCTAAACTTTCTGGTCACACTGTGACAAATGAGCAACACAAGGTAAAGGTTGCAGGAATTACAGGACACATGGACGCAGTGATTGATGGTCATGTAGTCGATGTAAAGTCTGCTTCCCCTTCTGCCTTCAAGAAGTTTTCTCAGGCAAGCCTAGCTGTTGATGATCCATTTGGGTACATGCAGCAAATCTCTGCCTACAGTGAGGCTGTCCCTGATAACAAGGGTGTAGCTTTCTGGGCTATGAATAAGGTGGATGGTTCACTCGTTCTTTACCAGCCATCTAGTGACTTACTGCCCGACACACAAGAACGTGTCACTGAATTGAAAGAAGTCTTAGCCTCTGACACACCACCTGAACGGTGCTACGAGGTTGAGTTTGACTACAAGACAGGTAATGAGAAGCTGGCTATTGGCTGCGTCTTCTGTGACTTCAAGAAGGAGTGTTGGAAAGATGCTAACGATGGTCAGGGTCTCAAGGGTTACAAGTATGCAGCTATACCGTTCCCTATATACCTCACCAAGGTGGTGAAGGAACCAAGGGTTGCGGAGATAGACATTGGCTAGGAAGTTAACCACAAGACAAAGAGCACTCAAGGCTGGGTATAGGTCTGGCCTTGAGGAACAAACGGCTGAGATGTTAAAGAAGAAGAAAGTAAAGTACACCTACGAAGAGACCAAGATCAAGTGGGAAGACTTTAAGATCAGGACTTACACACCTGACTTTGTTCTACACAACGGCATCATAGTAGAAACCAAGGGCCGCTTCACAGCAGCCGATAGACGCAAACACCTTGAAATTAAACGACAATACGGGACAGAACATGACATCAGGTTCGTCTTTAGTAATAGTCGTGCCAAGTTATACAAGGGTGCTAAGTCTTCATATGGTGACTGGTGTGACAAGAATGGGTTCCTTTACGCAGACAAGGAGATACCAGAGGAATGGTTAAATGAATGAGGATTTGACTACTCGAATTACTGAAAGGTTCAGTATTGAAGAGATAGCAGACGCCTGTGGCATTACACCTTACATGTTTATACAGGCTTTCGCAGATGAAATAGTTGACAACCTAAGCTCTTTGTCAGATATTGACCACGGGTTTACAACAAAGATAGAGGACTACGAATGATTACACAGGAAGACATTGATGCCTTCAAGATCATAGACGTTACACCTATGGACTACTCGTATTGGGTAGAGGATAAGATTGTAACTAAAGGAGATACCCGCTTGATTGAGAACACTCTTGGTCTAGTGGGTGAGGCTGGTGAGGTGGCTGAGAAGGTTAAGAAGTATCTCAGGGACAACACAAAGGTTAGTCAGAAAGAGATTGTAAAGGAGTTAGGAGATGTGGTATTCTATGCTACAGCACTATCTAATTACTTCTACAGTAACCTCAACGAGGTTATGCAAACCAACATGGACAAGTTGAATGATCGTGCTAAACGTGGTATGATTAAAGGGTCAGGGGATAACAGATGAAACAGAAGTGGGTAAACAATATACTCGTAAGGTTCATGCGGTACTGTGTGATGTGGTCAGAGCATCGACAGGCAATCAAGGTACTGAACCGACTGTCCGATAGGGAACTAAAGGACATTGGCATTAGCCGAGAAGACATTGACCGTATGGTCTGGTTAGAAGAAGATAAAACAATGCGAGGACGTGGCGAATGACTAGGTACACAGCAGAGTTCAGAGGAGGGGACCGTGGCCCTAATGACTGGGAGTGGACCGTTGTTGATGAAGATATTGGTCCGTCTGGAAGCTCTATCCACTTCGGTCTAACTGAAACAGAAGCCAAGTCTTTGGCAAAAGAACTTAATGAGAAAGAGCAAAATGACAAACAGTAACCAACTACCAACAGATTATCAGTCATTCATCCACAAGTCACGGTATGCCCGTTGGCTGGAAGAAGAAGGACGCCGTGAGACATGGGGCGAGACCGTATC